GGCAGTATGTGGGTCTTCGACAACTCCAGTATTAACAGTTACGACCAAGCTGGTGGTGTAGTGCTGGTCTACAACAATACCAGTATTAACAGTTCCAGACAGATTGGCGGCTACGTGGAAGGCTACGACAATGCCAGTATTACTAGCCTCAATCAGTTCGGTGGTGGCGTGGAGATTCATAATACCGCTAGCATCATTAGCTCCGACCAGGTTGGTGGTTATGTGAAGGGCTACAACAATACCAGTATTAACAGCTCCGCCCAAGCTGGTGGGCTTATGTGGGCACACGATAACGTCAGTATCAACAGCTCTGGTCAGTCCGGTGGTTATGTGGAGAGCTACAACAACGCCATCATTACTAGCCTTAGCCAATCTGGCGGTAACGTACGTGCCTACGGCAACTCTAGCATCATCAAGGGGAAGCGAAATGAGTAACGAAATTGAAGTCCACAATGGCGAGACTATCAGCCCGAAGAATGGCGAAATCTACAACGTCCGCAGCGGCGCCGTTAATGTCGTCAATCAGACTGGCGGCAATGTGCGGGCCTATAACAACGCCAACATTACTAGCTCCGGTCAGACTGGCGGCTATTTGTGGGCCTATGACAACTCCAGTATTAACAGTTCCAATCAGTCCGGTGGCGTTGTGTGGGTCTACGACGATGCCAGCATCACCAATTTTGGCCAGTCAGGCGGCGATGTGTGGGCCTTCGACAACGCTAGCATCACTAGCCACGGCCAGATTGACGGCAATGTGCGGGCCTACGAGAACGCCAACGTCGCTAGCTATAACCAGTCCGGTGGTTATGTGCATGGTTACGACAACAACGTCATCATCACTAGCTTCAATCGGACTGGTGGCTTTGTGCGGGCTTACAACGATGATTAACTTTCTGCTATTCGTCTATATCACCGGCTGCATTGCTTGGCCGATTGGCTGTGGAATAAAACTCTCGTACAACGAAGCAAGGGACTGGGCCATATGGTTTCTGCTTTGGCCTATTTTTCTGCCGAACCTCATCGCGGTCTATGTTGTAGGGAGACTTGTCAGTCTAGGGGAGCGGATCGCTGACCGCAAAGCAGAAAGGGTCGAACGGGCGCGTGTGTATAGGCTGTATGGCTTGCATCTGCCAGTCGGCACCTACCCCAAATCAGGAGAAATGAAATGAGCAATAACACCAAAGCGATGCTCTTAGCGGCACTGATCTATACGAACGCGTGGTTTGTCTTTTGGATTTCCGGCGGACACCTGTTCACATCACCTGCTTTTATGCCGTCCGCGATTGGCGCCTTTCTGGCGGGGTTGGCATACTTCGTAATGAAGGACTATAAATGACTGACTGCGACCCAACACTGACCGCTGATATTCTGGCCGCGCTCGAAAAGTACGACGGTTGGCGAAATGTACTCAACCGCCTCCATGTGAAACTTATGGCACAGGTAAGGAATGATAAATGACAGAAGAAGAGCAATTTCAATTTGACATAGAGGAATTATTAAATGATGCCTTAGGAGGCTAAAAATGAGACCTTTTTTTGTGTATGGCACATTACGCCCTTATGGGGCTGAACCTACCCATAGGCTTCGCGGCTTTATCATGCGAGACTATGGAAACTTTCCTATTCTTCATGCAGATGAAACTCATACGAGTATTGTAGTAGGCAATCTGCTAGAAGTAGATGAACATAAGGAAGCAGAATTTGATTATATCGAAAACCTTCGTACCAATTTATTTATCAAAGCAGAAGTAGCAATAGAAGATATCGCTACTAAACAACAACTAAAAGCTTTTTGTTACATTGGCGGTTATATTATGGACCCCGTATTTGGGGTATGGAATCTCCCCATTATTGAGTCAGGAGATTGGAAAGAGTATGAAGCAAATCGCCTCCCTAATGCCTGGGAACACCGTAACTAATGAGGACAATACTATGTCTACTGCTGAAGCAGTTGTTGAAAAAGTAGTAAAGCGTGCATCACCCCGTAAGACGCATACTCTTGGTGAACTGGAAAACATGAATACCAAGAATAAGCTTTTTGAATTTCTTCCAGGCCAGCTACCAGCAGGTAAATCTCGCTATAACTATACTCACCCTAGGCCACCTGAGGGAATTATTATTCCTTATCGGGTATCTAAGATTGGTGATACGTGTTCAAAATTAGAAGCCTATAATCTGACAAAGAAAGAAGAAGTGTATAACTACTTTGATAGAGGTTATAAGGTGTATGAAATCAAGCGCAAATCAAAGGAGCTAAGCGCACTTTTTGCTGAGAAAAAAGAAGAATTATGTCGTAATACGATTAGGTATAACAAGTATCATAACTATATTGGCGCTGATCCTGAGATTTTTTGTGTAGATGCTGATAGTAATTTGATACCAGCGTTTGAAGTATTTACTAAACGACCATGTGATGTTGCCTTCCCTTATTGGGATGGCTACCAAGCGGAGTATACAACTGTTCCAGAGAATTGTATGGCGTATTTCTTTGACAGTGTGCGTACTGGGTTACACAATACACGGAAGGCTCTTCGTAAGAAATTTCCAGGTGCTAATCTTACACTGCGTAACACATTTGAGATTCCTCCTGAACGACTACAAAATGACAAGGAAGAATATGTAGCCTTTGGGTGTAAGCCTAGCTTCAGCGTATATGGTGAAACATTCCCACAAGAAAATCCTCGTACTGTTCCGTTCCGTTCAGCAGGAGGGCATATGCACTTTAGCTTGGATGAAGAACATAGGAAGTATATTCCTGAGATTGTCAAGGCACTAGACAGTGTTCTAGGTGTTATTGCTGTCAGTATGTTTCAGTATTACGATGATCCTCGCCGTCGTATTATGTACGGGCGTGCTGGCGAGTATCGTACTCCTAAGCATGGTCTTGAGTACCGCGTACTTAGCAACGCATGGCTGTGCCATCCAGCTATCGGTCACTTTGTATTTGAACTTGCTCGTTTGATTATGGGGCAAGCTATCAAGAACTATTCCCACAAATTTGATGAATGGGTAGCTTCGGAAGAAGAAGTACGAAAGTGTATTAATGAATGTGATGTGAGTTTAGCTCACAATATTCTAAAGCGTAATGAATATGTTCTCAATCTTCTTCTTGATTGTGTACCGGCAATTGCAGACGCTGCCGTTAATATTCCTCCTCATATTAGGAATAGTAGCACCTACGAGGCTGCGCGTGCCCCTTGGCGTAATATGATTTACCAAGGTATAGATAAGTTTTTAACTAACCCTGATTATCCCTCTTCTGCTTGGAGTCTTTCAGGTACTTGGCTCACACATTCGTCGAATGATCGTGGATGTATGGCTACTACAATTAAGACTTGGGGTGAGACAAACAAACTTGATTAAGGAGTAGTTATGAATTTGCAATTGTATGCAGCATTAGCAAAACTACGAGCTATAAATCCGCAGATAACATTAGCTATTGGGCAGATCAATGATCTGAATGAGCAAGCTAAAGCGGCTACGCAAAAGCGACGAGAATATAACGAAAGTTTACGAAAGCCAGAACGCACAAAACCTGTGCTAAGGATTGTAAAATAATGATTACTCTAGGATTAAAGCTAATAGCAATTACTAGTGTGGTATTAGCTGTATGCTGCATTGGTTATATTGCCTGCTGTATTCTAGAGCATATTTATAGCCGACAAGGGAGTAATTACTAATGCTTCATTTTGCTTCTAAAATTCTAGTAACAGTATTAGCAGCAGTGTTTTTGTATTTTATACTCAAGGGTCCAGATGACCTTGATCCTCCTGATGCCTTACAAGTGGAGAATTGATATGGCTAAATATGTAGTATTTGATGAAGATTGGGCTGTGTATGGTGATGATTTTGAAACGGAAGAAGCTGCTATTAAAGTAGCTAATAATGTTTCTTCTGAAACAACTATGGATTATTTTGTAGCAAAAATTATAGGACAATCAACTACACCTAAAACTAAGTCAACATTTAAGCGATATAAGGATTGACTATGCCTTCCAAATTTCTTAAGCGCCAAGAGTATATAAAGCAATACTGGCGAGAAGTATTTACTCCCAATCGTCCTCTGTTTGAAACAGCTATGGCTTTTAGTATCGTTCTACTTTACCTAGTTTATATTCTAGGTATGGTGTGGATGGTGCCGTGGTCTGTGGCTAAAGCTTGGCTGGATGTTGTAGATGAAAAGCAAAACTAAACGCTACGAAATAACAGCCCTTGCTTATGACAAGAGAGGGCGGCTTCTAGCCGTCGGCAAGAACTCGTACATTCGTACGCATCCACTACAAGCTAAGTATGGAGCTATGGTAGGCAAACCAAAGTCTATCTATATCCATGCAGAACTTGATGCTCTTATTAAAGCAAGGGCTAGAGTATATAAACTTGTAGTAATGCGCTTTGATAAAAATCATAAACCGCAACTTGCTGCGCCTTGTGAAAGTTGTCAATTAGCAATTCGCGATTTCAAGGTTAAGCACGTTGAGCATACACGTAGGAGTAGTTAATATGCAAAAGGAACATTGGGCATATATCAAGAGTTTGAAAGTAGTACCTAGGTTAGTTCATGTAGCCAAGTATTATTATCTAGAAGATATTCTAGATAAGGAAGGAAATGTAATTGGTGAGAAGCAGAAAGAAAGTAAAGGAATTACTTTTAACACAGGTAAGAATTCTGCTAAGAGAGAGACAAAACGTAGGCGTAAATTTTACGCAGAGACTGGCTGGCCTCTACCTCTATGGGAGCATCCTAACGAAATCGAAGTGTTTCCTGAATTAGATGATGCTGAAAATCCTACCGAACTCTAAGGAATAATTATGAATACCAAACAAGAAAAGATTGTACGCCCTATTCGCTATTACAAACTAATTCCAGGCTCCAAGTTTACAATTTTTGCAGAGCCTAGTCGTAATATTCGTAAGTCCAAAGATACTACGGTCTACCGCAAGCTAGAAAGCTGGGCTGAGAATGTAGATAACCCAGAACATATAGCTATTCTCTACCCCGAAGACCTTGTAGTTCCTATGAGCCGAGGTTAATTCCTGATGTGCATTGCTATTTATAAGCCAGCTAAGTTAGAGATTCCTGAAAATCATTTGAAGAATAGCTGGGCAGAAAATTCCGACGGTGCTGGCTTTGCGTTCATAAAGAATGGCAAAGTAGCTATCCGTAAAGGATATTTAAACTGGGATGAATTCTTACAAGGATACAAAAATCATTTTAAACACAATAAAGATAGTCCCTTTCTTATTCATTTTCGTATTCGTAGTTTAGGAGATAAAGATATTTCCAATACCCATCCCTTTCAATTTCCAGGCGGAGCCCTAATCCATAATGGAACAATCGGAGGTACAAGAGCACAGAATTTATCTGGCAAATCTGATACAGCTTTATTTACAGAACATTTTGCAGATAAGTTTAAATATGAAACATTGCTAAAAAATAAGCAAGCTATTGAAGATGCTCTTAGTTTTAATAAAGTAGCTTTCTTGTTTGATAGTGGTAAATATTTGATTATGAATGAAGCAAGTGGACACTGGCGTAATGATATTTGGTATTCCAATTATACGTACAGTGATAATCACGCACGACAATTATACCCCGGTATGGCCGGATGGGAGAGAAGCTACTAATGAATATTTTATTGCGTCGTCGTAAACTTGGGCATGGTAGTTGTAAAGGCATTCAAGAAGCCTCTACTACAGGGCTTTCTGTATTACGTAATGATGCCCCTTTTCCTACTGATATTGAATATGTGTTTCGCTGGGGATGCACTAGTAATATTCCAGAAGGCGCTAAGGCGGTAAACTCTGCCAAGTCTATCCATTGGTGTAGTGATAAGCGGCAGGGTAGGTTAGATATGCAAGAAGCTAATGTGTCTGTTCCTAAGACCATTAGTGTTCTTACTACTGCCCCTGTGCAAGTGTTTTTAAATGCTAATAATATCCCTACGTGGGTGGGTAGGCCAGCTCACCATGCTCAAGGCCGCAATCTGATTACAGGACGTTTAGACGAGTGTGTAAGACAGGTACGAGCTTGGGGTGGTGGTTATGTTTCTGAATTAATTAATAAGGTAGCAGAGTATCGCGTTGCTGTTATTCAGAATCGTGTGGCATGGGTAGCACAGAAGACTCCCGGTAATCCAGATCAAGTAGCTTGGAACGTAGCTCAAGGCGGTAAATTTGAGAATGTGAGGTGGGATAATTGGCCTATGCAAGTAGTAAAGGAAGCTATTGCTGCGGCTAAGGTTAGCGGCACAGACTTCTGTGGCGTTGATGTAATGGTAGATGCTGCGGGCAAAGCCTTCGTGTTAGAAGTAAATTCAGCACCTTCACAAACCAGTCCTTATCGGCAGAAGTGTTTTGCTAAGTGCTTTGATTATATTATTACCAATGGCAAAGATCATTTTCCAGAACCTACTCATTATCGTAATTACAAGAAAGTTATTCATCCTGCTTTAATTGTAGAGGAATAAGCATGGCAGACTATTTAGCAATAGTACGCAAGGGAGGAGTTACTTTGCGCGTTCGGTTTGAAGCTAATGGAGTTGCACGAGCTGTTGAAGAAATGCTAAAGAGATTAGGAATAACATCTACTAATCATGTGGAAGAGTTTGATTTGATGGAAATTGTAGATGCTAAAAAGTGCGAGTATAAATCAGTAGCAATTCAGGCTCCCAAGATTACTAGACACACAAATGTGGCATACCTAAAACCACACAAACAATTAGTAGTAGATGAACTTAAATATGCAGGTTACACAGTAAGGGAAGGATAGATATGAATCTGCTAAAAGAACTTGGTCGTGCGTATATGCAGCAACGTTTTTATGGCAGTATGTTTTTTGACGCTGACAAAAATGTTTGTTACATTTCTGAGGACAACAGTCAATGGACTATGCCAGACGCAGTTCCTATTATTAAACTTAGCGGTACTGTAGAAAAGCCTAAGACTGAACGTATACAAATGCCTGGAGATTTCTTTACTGATCTTTCAGTATTTGCTACTCCTACTTTGGGCTGGCGAATGGCTGCACAAGGGCGCTATTTAGCACACTACTCTAAGGTTACTAGATCAAATCATAGAGGACTTGCCCCAAATAATATTACAACTTATATTGCTCCCTCTACTCAGTTCTTAAATACTCATGGATCTATTAGTACTGAATATTACAGTCGTACTTCTAATGTGGTTCAAATAATTATGCGGCCTGAGTTTGTTACATTAAAAGATGGTATAGAGGCTATGAATAAGGGAGACTTATTTTCATTCTGCATTTCCCCTACTCTAGCTATTATGCCGGAAGTAAATAATACTAAGGCAATCTTTTTCAAGACACATAAGGTAGGTATTGTCGAAGAAGATGGAAGTATCAATTGTAAAATTCCTATTGTTTGTAAGACTTTGGAGAATACACTATGAGTAAAGTACGCTCAGTAGCAGAGCTTTTAGGTAAGCGGGCGCGGGTAAAGGTAGTGCCAGATAGGGTTATTTGGCCCTTACCGGAACAGCTTATGGGTATTGAAGTAGAAGTTGATCGTGATCCTGAGCGGCTAACTGTCTTTGCTCCAACTAGAGGATTATCATTTTGGCAAGCCAAGAATGATGGTTCACTACGTAATGGTATAGAATATGTATTGGCACAGCCCTATGCTGGTAGCTACTTAGATGCGGCTATTAAGGAGCTTTTTGAAGGAAGTAAGTTCTTTAAGACTACGACAGGTAGTACTCATATCCATATTGATATGTTAGAAAATGACACATCACCTAACGCTATTCCAATGATGGTATTAGTAACATATTGTTTTGAAGAAGCTATCTTTGCTATTGCTGGTGGCGGACGTAAGGTGTGCGGCTTCTGTAACCCAATGACTTATTTGCCAGATCAAGCATTAAGTGCAGTACTTACTATGACAGAAGCATCTTATGTAGATGCTCTTCGCTTTTTTGAAGGAGCAGATGAAGGGCAAGATCGTTATTATGGTGTAAATTTACAAGCCTTATCTCGCTTTGGGTCTATCGAGTTTCGTCATTTTCCTACAGCTACTAACGAAGAAGAACTTATTGGATGGGTAAAACTTATTCAAAGTTTTAAGAAAGCAGCTATGTCCCTTCAATCTGTAGACGAACTTGAACAAATTATTCGTAATGAAGATACGTATATGCAGTTCATTATTAAATATTTTACTGAGTGGGCAGATACTTTCTTTCGTGTAGTGCCCCGCATAACAGCTCTCAATGCATTCTATAAGGCACAAACTATTACCAATAGCTATAAACAGCGAATACCTAATAGGGCTTTCAATCCTGAGGCTATTACTAAAAACAAAGCATTAAGTAGATTCTTAAAGGTTACAAAGGCAAAAGTAGACCCAGTAATTAATGAACTAATACCTGTATTCGTACTGGGAAGTGAACCAGGGCAAAGGGTGCCGCCAAGCAATACTCCTGATTTACAAATGCTAATAAATCTTACAAATAGCGCCCTTAAACATGTCTCTGATGTTTATGTAAATTTAGATCAAGTTTGGACTCGTGTCTCTTCTTTCGAGCAGGTTATTCCTGTAACAAACATACTAAAACCTAGGCATATTACTCAGGCTGCTTGGGATAAGTTTGTTCTATTAATCCCCCGACTAGAAGAAGCAATTGTTGGAGCAGTAGACTTATTCGCGGGACATACTGAGGCATATAATGAAGCTTTAACTTGGGCGAGGCAGTACTCAAATCTATATAGGCTTACTGCTACTCCTATTAACGTTGCTGCTGCTCTCAACACTGCTGACGCACGTCCGGCCGCACGAACAGGCCGTCCGACTCCTAGAATTCCTATAATGGAAGATAATCCAGTTGTTTGGAATACTCCTACTTATCTTGAAACTCCAGTTACAACTACCACTCGTGTAGTACCTAATGTGAGGAATCGTTAATATGTGCGGTATTCATGGCAGTGTTCTTGGTAAAGAGCGTAACAATAATGCTGGTGATTTTCTAAAAGATGCTTTTGTAGCTAACTGTCTTCGTGGCGAAAATGCCACTGGACTTGCAGTAATCGACACAGACACACTAGCAATTGCTATGCAAAAACTTCCAGTACCGGGTATTGTGTTTAAAGACAATGCTTACGCTCATGAGCTTATGCGAGAAGCGTGTGGTAAAAATACTATTGCTATTGGGCATGACCGTGCTACTACTAGTGGCGGTAATGGGTATGACCAAGCACATCCATTTATCATAGATTGTGATAGTGCTTATAGTGATATTCAGACTTCTCGACAATTAATAGGAGTTCATAACGGCACTCTTACTGGTTGGGCAGGCAAGCTTAATAGCGCTAAATTTGCCGTAGATAGTGAATGGGCGTTACATATGATTTATAACAAGGGAGTAGAAGCTTTCAAGGAATTCTTTGGGGCTTATTGTTTTGTATGGTGGGATAGCGATACTCCTACTATTCTAAACTTTGCTCTTAACAAAGAACGCAATATGTATGTAGGCTTTGATAGTGGTAAGGGTATGTACTATGCTTCTGAAGCTGGTATGTTAAATTGGCTTATGGAGCGTAATAATCTTAAGTTAGATGGTAGTATTATCAAACTTAAAGCAGATCATTGGTATAAATTTGACGTAAATAATATCAAAGCTTATACAAAGGAAGAACTGCCTAAATATACTGCACAAGCTTCAACTGTTGTGTCTTACTCCCATAAGTATATGAGTACGATGGAAAAGCTAGAAGCTATCTTCGGCAAGGTAAAAGAGGAAGAAAAACCCAAACCTATTGATACTACATATAAAGTACTACCGCCACCAAAAGATAAGCCGCCCTTGGTCACACAGGATGAGTTAGCCTTGGCTAAAGAACGCAATGTAATTGGCCGTAAGGCTGTATTTATGGGGCAAGAATATAACAAAGAAGAAGATATTGTTTATGGTCTAGTCTACGGCGAAGAGAAAGATGGCAAGACTTATGAATATGATGGCATGATTCGTAATGCCGGTACTCTCAAAGTAGTAACTGCAATGGATGATGTACTAGCTAACGTTAGTATTATAGGCGTCATTGATGATGGTAGTGGGATTGTGGTAGTATGCACCCATCCAAAGAGCTATGAAGAATTTGAACCAGCAGATAAAACTTCCACAATCCATTAAGGAGAATTATGAATGCCAGGGACTCAATCTTGCTTACTTACTGTGCTTTGCAGAATGGCGAATCTAGAGCGGGAGAACTCTGCCCTGCGTGCGGAGGTGGAGCAACTAAAGAACACACTTTGTCTGTGTCAAATAGACAGGGAACATTGCTCTGGAAATGCCACCGTGCTTCATGCTCTTTTGCAGGAGCTACTCAAATTAGCGGTACTACGAGAGAGAAGTGTACGACAAAAATACCTGACGTTAGAGGTATGGTCGGTAGGGCCGCCCTCAAAGAAAGTGTTGCACTGGAAGAATGTACTACAGAACTACTTAAATCTAAGTATAACCTCGCTCCAGTACATATCACCAAATACGGAATTGGCTGGGATACGCAGACAGATAGACTCGCAATACCCGTTGAAGACTTTCGGGGCGAACGGCTTGGGGTAGTCCTTCGATCCCTCTCAGGCCAGCAACCAAAAACACTTACGCACACAGAACAAGGAGCTATATCATGGTTTATCAACCCACATACAACAAGCCTCATTATAGTCGAGGATCAGTTTTCAGCTATCCGGGCTTCGGACTTTATGTCTTCCGCTGCCTTACTGGGTACGCATTTAAACGATGAACGTATTCAAGAAATTAAAGCAAGCGGTTTATCTCCGGTGTATCTGGCTCTTGATGCTGATGCATGGGGAAAAACAATCAAGTACGTCAGTACCTATCGTTCGCAACTCAGAATGATTCCAGTGCAACTAGAGAAAGATATAAAGGATATGACTGATGAGGAGTTAACATGTCTAGTGTCTTCCTTGTAGCGGATACTCACTTTGGGCATCAAGGAATGGTAAGATTCACCAAGCCTGATGGTAGTAAGGTGAGACCGTGGGATGATGTTCAGAAAATGAACGAGGAGATGGTCTTATGGTGGAACCAAACGGTTAAACCAGATGATAAAGTAATTCACCTAGGCGATGTGGTTATTAATAGGCGCTATCTACCTCTCCTCGACAGGTTACATGGAGAGAAGGTGCTTATCAAAGGCAACCATGATGCTTTCAGGATCGAAGAATATGCTCCGTATTTCAAAGACATTAGAGCATACCACGTAATGAATAACTTTCTTCTTAGTCATATTCCTGTCCACCCGGATCAGTTTTGTAGATGGAAGGGAAACATTCATGGGCATCTACACTCATATGAGATGAAAGATCCTAGATATATGAATGTCTGTGTAGAGCAAACAAATTACAGGCCTATTCTATTTGAGGAAGTATTGAAGAGATATAAGAAAAGAGGAATTGAATAATGGAAAAACCCCTGTTAGCTGCCTCTTTACGAAGCCGACAAGATTTTGATTTAATACAAACCTATATAAGTACTAAGTCTGGTAGTTATTCTAAACCCTTCCAAATTATCATGGGTAAGGTGGGGGATTATTACAAGCGAGACAATGACTGTAATAGTGTAGATGCTGGCATTCTATTAGCGCAGATTGCAGAATCTATTAGGAATGAGAAGCATGTGGCTAGATTCACAGACCTAGTAAATGAGGCCGTAGAGAGCACAGGAAGCGATATTAATGTGAGGGCGGTCATACTACTAGCTAAGCAACAGGAGGCCGGGGATAAGCTTGCACAAGCCCTAGCTATGGATAGTAGCAGTGATAAGATAGACACCCTCATACAAGAGCTTCAGCACCTACGATCTATGACTAATCTAGAGGAGCTAGCAGAAGAGGGGCTTGAGCTATTCCATGATATAGAACTTGAGGATATGATACATCAGGAGTTTAATCCTGATGATCTAATCAAGATATATCCTAATAGCCTTAATGAGAGATTAGATGGTGGCCTTAAGCGAGCACATCACCTAACTTTATTTGGCCCTGTTGAAGTAGGTAAGACTGCTCTATCTATTACCGTTAGTAGCGGCGCTGCACGACAAGGTAAGAAGGGCATCTACTTCATCAATGAAGATCGGCCACAAGATATTATCATGCGACATGTAGCTAACCTTAGTGGTCTTACCAAGACTCAGATTCATGCAGACCCTAAGCGAGCACAACGATTAGCTAATGATGCAGGCTTTCAGAATGTAATGGTAGTGTCAGCTTCGCCGGGCACCCCACAGCAATTGGAAGATTACATTAGTAAATATGATCCAGACTGGGTGATTGTAGATCAGCTTCGTAACTTGAAAGTAAAAGCTGAGAGTCGTGTCAATCAATTAGAAGCAGCCGCTACTGCTGTGCGTAACATTGGTAAGAAGACTAATACATTAATGATAAGCGTTACTCAGGCTGGTGATAGTGCAACAGGAAAACTTATTTTAGAGACTGGTGATGTTGACTTCTCTAACGTAGGTATCCCAGCGCAGGCTGATGTGATGGTAGGTATTGGCATGGATGCCAAGATAGAAGCAGAAGGACTACGTAGTTTGAATTTACCAAAGAATAAAATCTCTGGTAAGCACGAGAATTTCTTAGTAAGAATTAACCCACAACTATCAAGGATAACTAGTGTATGACTGTACATACCCCTAATAAAATAGACCCTTTGTGGTTGGCGGTAATTATTATGGGAATAGTGATTAGGCATTCATCGGAAATTCAGCCAATTATATAATATATCATATACATAAGTAGTTGATTTATATATGTATTAGATGCTGTTCATATTGTGTACATATATAATAAGCAATACTACTCTTAGTGGTTTCGTAAGAAACTACTGAGGAGGATATGGATAATGTATAATATCCGACGAAGTAATTACAAAGTGAGTACTGTGACTAGGATGGAAACAGTACGAATAAAGGAGAAGCAGCGTTACTACATTTGCATTTACAAGTGATACACACTATAAGCAAGTAAATGAACTTATACGAGAGGTGTTAGAATAATGAAGATGCAACAAAAACTTAAGACAAAGTGGTTAAAGGCCCTACGGCCTGGTGCTTTCAAGCAAAGTCAAGAGGTATTAGTGGAGGGAGTATAATGTCTTTACTAACCTATCGTGATATCCCCCTACTTCGTGCGGCAGGCTTTGTTCCTGGAGAGTGGGGGCATAGCTATTTTGGTAAGGATAAGCACGGCACTGAATGGCAAGTAGCCTTAGATGATTATGAAGACAGCCTATGGTTTACTTCTCATGGCCGGCATACTACTAAGTTTACACGTAGCCAATTTGAGAATAACTTTATGAAGGATAAAACTAGTTTATGATTACTAGTAGTTCAGCTACAGTACAGGAGTAATAAGCTATAATAGATAGAATGAAACTACCTTGGTTCCTATTACATGATAACCCACAAGAACTGTACACTACCTCTGATTACTTAGTACTCGACTTCGAGACTACAACCAAAGAACATGGTAGCCCGCTAGCAGAAGACAATGACATTGTACTTGCTTGTTGGCAAGTAGTACGTGGCGATCAGGTGTTAGGCAAGTATAAGTTTGGTAGCTTGTACGAGCAGCAAGAACTAGTAGAGGATATAGATTCTGTTAAATTCATAGTATGTCAGAACCTGAAATTTGAATTAGGCTGGCTTCGTAGATGCGGGCTAGACCTACGTTCCTTCTTAGGCTACGACACTATGCTAGCTCAATGGGTACTAGACGGTAATCAGCGTACCCCTCGTAACTTGTCAGCCCTAGCAGCTCGCTATGGCGTTCCAGGCAAGATAGACTTAGTGGCTAACTTAATAGCTTCAGGGGTAGACACTCCTGATATATCTCCACGTATGCTGTTGGAGTATTGTCAGGCAGACGTTGAAGCTACCCGCCAAATATTTATCAAGCAGCAGCAAGCTTTAACAGCGGCTAATCAATGGCACTTAGCACATGTACGCAATCTAACGTGTAGCTGTCTAGCAGATATTGAGTTTGCAGGTTTATATCTAGACCCAGATCGTGTCAAGGAAGAATACCTACGAGCTATTACCCTCAAGGAAGAATTAGGTAATAAGCTAGCTACTATTACAGGAGGGATTAATCTCAATTCACCCAAACAATTAGCTGACTTTGTTTATAACAAGCTAGGCATGGAGCAAGCAACAGACTACAAAGGTAATGTAATTACCACACCCTCCGGGGAACCAACTGTCAATGCTAATGTCATAGCCCTTCTCGTCCCAGAAACAGAAGAGCAGAAAGAATTCCTAAGCCTATTTAAGACTTATAACAAACAAGTAAGTCTTCTAGAAAAGAATCTAGATTATTTTAAACTCACATGCGAGCAGCGTGATTGTAAGTTCTACGGTAAGTTTGAGCAGAACATTGTTCAGACACATCGGCTAGCCAGTAGTGGTATTCCAATCCTATTCCAAGGATTGAAGAAAACCAAGTCAGTGCAGATGCAGAATATTCCTCGTGAGTATAAAAGTCTGTTCTGGTCTGGTGATCCAGATTGGGTAGTAATGGAAGTAGATGGTAGCCAGCTTGAGTTTAGAGTAGCAGTAGATTTAGGAAACGATAAGATAGGGTACGAAGAAATTGTTAATGGCACAGACATTCACACGTTCACAGCAAACGTATTATACAAAGAGGGTGATCCTGAAATCTGTGTCCTTAGCTCTGCCAAAGAACGACGGCAACAATCCAAGAAACATACGTTCCGTCCTCTGTATGGTGGTGGCTCTGGCTCCCCTGCTTTAGTAGCTTACTGTGAATATTTCAAGGAGAAATATACAGGGATATCAGCAACACAAAGAACATGGGCATTACGTTGTGTAGATAAGAAGCAGTTCACTACTCCTTATGGTATGACGTTCTTCTTTCCAGATACTAAAATGAATAGGTCTGGATATATTAACAACACTACCTCTATCTACAATTATCCTGTGCAGGGATTTGCAACAGGCGAGATAATTCCCATAGCATTAGTTTACTTCTGGCATAGGACTAAACATCTGCGCCTAAATATCTTCAGTACTATCCATGATAGTATTGCATGCAGAGTACATAAAGATGATGTTGAAGAAGCTAAGCTAATTGCCAAGCAGTGCCTCACCCTTGATGTATATGAGTTCCTTAAGCGTGTATATTGTTATGATTTCCACACACCATTAGGACTTGGTATCAAAGCCGCATTACATTGGGGTGAGGGAGAAGAGTATAAGCTAGATGTATTCCCAGACGGAACAGAGGTAATACGTTAATGTTAACAAAAGATCTTATTAAGTTATTACAAGATAAACTTGAACGAGATAAGCAACATGAACATATTATGGGTGAGTCAACTATAGAAATAGATTGTTTTGCTCCTGTAAAGGACACACACTTTTTTACTTATAACGGGTTTAGTCCTAATATTGAGATTGATAAAACTACAGATGGATTATATGATATTCTATCTTGTTTCCAAAAGGAATTTAATAATGGCACGAAATAAAAATAGTTTAAATTGGGGCTATACTATTAATGGACTTGATGAGATTTATTCTTTCTATCCTTCTAGAGAAGCTGCTTTAGAAGCGGCAAAAGAAGGCGTAACATACAATTATGACCATGCAGAGACTATTAAAGTAAGCCTATATCAGAAAGTAGAAACAATAGAGTTTCAAGTACAGGTGGTGGAAGTACCATCAGTAATAAAGAAAACTACAGTTACGCTTAAGGGAAAGTAATATGATTCGTAAACTACTGCCAGAGACACTAGCTGGAATCAAGCATATGCTTGCCAGCACAGACCCAAAGTATAAGCAGAAGGAAATCGCGGCGCAATTCAATGTATCGCAAGCATTAGTTAGTAACGTTAAGACAGGAAAAATTCTATAATGACAGATATTACAGGCGTAGTCCAAGAGATTCAAACTCGTTCAGTAGCTGGCGGTAAGACTGCCTACAATGTAGTAGTAGGCGGGCAAGCTTACGGTGCTGGCCTCTACGCTCCTAAGTGTAAGGTGGGGGATTATGTCAAGTTTGAACTTGATGAATCCCGTGGTTACAAGAACGTAGCTACCAAGACTCTACAAGTAAGTAATAACAAGCCGCCAGCAGAAGCTATTGCAGCTAGTGTGGCTACTGCCGCTAAAAATGTAGGAAGTTCTTTTGACTCTCGACAAGATAGTATCTCACGCCAAGCTGCAAGCAATACGGCTATTAGTTTTCTACAACTACTGGCAGCCAACGACGCTCTCGGCCTGCCTGCCGCATCTGCTAAGGGTAAGCGCCAAGACGCTCTCGAAGAAATGCTACACTACTACGAACGTAAGTTCTATGAACGGAATACGGGAGTGAAGTGGAAGGATATTAGTCCCGAGACTAAAGATGCAGCGGAGCCTGCGGAACCAGAAGTAGAGGCCGCTCCTACTGATAGTGCGTGGACCTAAGCTATAGGTTGTTAGTGAACGGAGGAGCTTTGCTCCTCCTAGTAGCTACAGGATTCATAGCATACATAGTGTATAAGTCTTTTCCTAGGAAGCCTAATGGTTAAGCATATATTTAAAGCAGATAAACAAATAGAAGATTACCCTGAATTAGTAGTAGGTAAATGGTATTATTGGGATGAAGCTGGTCTTTTAGGTGAAGGTCCTTTTGATACTTACAAAGAAGCAGAAACAGCCTATCAGTGGTATTGCGCTTGGAATTTACGATGAAAACATTTATTGAGTACGGCAACTTTGTTGCTAACATGAAAGTATATCCTAACAAATATAATGTGATTTACCCAACACTAGGACTTACTGGCGAGGCAGGAGAGATTGCAGAGAAAGTAAAGAAGTGGATTCGTGATGGTGGTGGAGAAGTAATTACAGAAGATAGGCGTGAAGCTATTCTAAAAGAACTGGGTGATCCTCTCTGGTATATTACTGCTATTGCAGCAGACTTGGGATATACACTACAGGATGTAGTAGATGCTAATGTAGATAAGCTTACCAGTCGTAAAGAGCGTGGCGTACTACAGGGGTCTGGAGATAATCGGTAATGAAAGAACTACTGTGGCAAGGCATTGCTTGGGTAGTAAGCCGTGAGCCAATTGCTAACTATTTAATTAAGCGAGCGCAGCGTACCCCTTACTTCGATCTTCCAGGCTACATGAAAAGATGGTGGGTGTTCAATCCTTATGGTAATGATATAGAAACACCAGACGCGCCACGTCACGATGCTAAGTATCCTTGGCTACCTTCTATTAGAATCCATCATATCCTTCGTGCAGATGAAGCACGAGACCCTCATGACCATCCGTGGGATGCCCGTACTATTATTCTTAAAGGTTGGTACGATGAAGAGCGTATAGTACAAGAGCTTCATGATGTAGAGATAGATCATTTTCCTGAATACTTTTTTGTGCACGATGCTTGGCGCTATAAAGGAAACACAGCACCCCTTAAGTATAGAGAGTTTCATAACATTACACGAGTAAGTGATGGCGGGGTATGGACCCTGTTCATTACTTGGAAGTATCAGGGTGTGTGGGGTTTCTTAGTTAATGGCAGGAAAGTGCCTTGGAGAGAGTACGTAGGAGCAGAGACAGTATGACTATAAATTTAATCGAATTACACCAGCAACTTTGTAATGAAGCTCGTGGAATAATGGAGGCTAAGAACCATGATTATACCTCCGGTAGCGGCGATCCGTTTGCAAATTTTCGTGGCGCTACTTATCTCGGCCTGCATCCTGTTACTGGCATTCAGCTTCGACAGCAAGATAAGATGATGCGTATCCGTACTTTCGTTGAGAAGGGTAAGTTGAAGGTAAGCGGAGAGAGTGTTAAAGATGCTATCCTAGATCAGATTAATTACTTAGTATTACAGTATGGTATGATACAAGAACTTCAGAAGGGCAATTCCACAGTAAAACCAGGGCAAATTATTATGATGCAAAACAATGAAAGTATTAGTTGCTTGTGAATTTTCTGGTGTAGTAGCCGGGGCATTTAGAAAACGTGGACACTATGCTTTAAGTTGTGACTTACTACCTGCTGAAGATAATCAAGATTATCATTATCACGGGGATGTGCGAGATATTATTAATTGGGACTGGGATTTAATGATAGCGCATCCTCCCTGCACCCGTCTTGCTACTTCAGGTAATCGCTGGCGCAAAGGTAAAGAGAAAGAAGAACAAGAAGCTATTGACTTTGTGCAGATGCTAATGGACGCTCCTATCTCTAAGATAGCTATTGAAAATCCTGTAGGTATTCTTTCTACACGTATCCGTAAACCTGATCAGATAGTACAACCATGGTGGTTTGGTGATGAAGCTACTAAAACTACATGCTTATGGCTTAAGAATCTGCCTCCACTTGTACCCACAAAGATAGTGAGTATGGGAACTGAGGCATATAACTAAGGGTGGCAAGTCTCTACCTACATGGTATAATCTACCACCTAGCCCAGACAGAGCAGCTAAAAGAAGTATTACGTTTCCTGGATTTGCCAAAGCAATGGCGGCGCAGTGGTCTAATTTAGAATAATAAAAGGAATTATATTGACAGATAATTTTAAGAGAAAAGGTGACACATATTTACCAACACTCTTTCAGCAAGTGATAGCTAAGTCTCGCTATTCTCGTTGGCGGGATGATTTAGGTAGACGGGAAACTTGGGAAGAAACAGTACGACGTTATATGGACAACGTAGTAGTTCCTAAGATTGTAGACCTACCAGATAATCTAAAGCTGTACGAAGAGATAGCTACAGCTATCCTGACATTAGAAGTAATGCCATCTATGCGGGGTCTTATGTCCGCAGGACAGGCGTTAGAACGAGATAATATGGCTCTGTATAACTGTTCTTTCGTAGCTGTGGATCATCCACGAGCCTTTGATGAGATACTATACATCCTTACTTGTGGAACAGGTATTGGCTTTAGTTGTGAACAGCAGCACATTAACAAGCTACCAGAAGTAGCGGAGAGCATGTATGAAACTGACACTACTATTGTTGTTGGGGATAGTCGCATCGGCTGGGCTAGTAGCTTTAGGGAGTTGGTTTCTTTATTATACTCTGGTAAGGTTCCTAAGTTTGATATTAGCAAAGTTCGGGCAAAGGGCGCACGCTTACGTGTCTTTGGTGGTAGAGCTAGTGGGCCGGAACCCTTGGTAGATTTGTTTGATTACTGCATTAAGTTGTTTCGTGGCGCTGTTGGCCGTAAACTCACTGACATAGAAGTACATGGTATTGTGTGTAAGATAGGTGAGGTAGTAGTAGTAGGCGGTGTACGCCGCTCTGCTCTTATCAGTCTATCAGATTTACATAGCGGCAGGATGCGTACATCCAAAAGTGGTAATTGGTGGGAACGTTTTCCAGAGTTTGCTCTAGCTAATAACTCAGCAGTATATGAGGAGAAACCAAGTATCGGAGAATTTCTGCATGAGTGGACTAGCTTGTACGAGTCCAAGTCCGGTGAAAGAGGAATCTATTTCCGAAAGGGTATTAGAACTAAGACTGACAAAATTGGAAGGAGAGATAGCTCACTCATTGTCGGTACAAACCCTTGCGGTGAGATTGCTCTTAGGTCCGCAGGACTCTGTAATCTTACAGAAATTGTGGTCCGATCCTCAGACACTATTGAGGACCTTAAGCGAAAAGCTAGGATCGCTACTATTCTCGGAACTGTCCAATCTACCTACACTGACTTCCGATATGTGCGTAGCATCTGGAAACGAAACGCAGAAGAAGAGCGACTACTTGGAGTCTCTCTCACAGGAATCTACGATAATGAAATGCTTTCAGGAAAGCAAACAGAAACTAACAGAACTTTGGAAGATACACTGGAAGAACTAAAGGAGTGGTGTGTCGAAGTTAATAAAGAATATGCCGATAAGTTGGGAATCAATCCATCTACCGCAATCACTACTGTCAAATTGGCAGCCTAACTAAGCAATTAGTTTTGAATCACTACGAGAATTGCTGGAAGCCTAAATCGAAAGACATGGTAATCAGCAGCTTAGCCTCTAAACCTTTGGGAACTATTTTTTCCCGTGGTCTAAAGGAAAGTTCAGAGACTATCCCTGTAGAGGGAGTACACTAAAAGTTTAGTGGAAGCACGTAGCCCCAGAAATGGGTGATGATATAGTCCAATCCCTAGGGAAACTTAGGGCAGTTAAGGAAGACAATGTATTTATATGTAATAAAAAATAAAGTAAGTGGCAGCGAGTATTGTGGTATAACTAAAAGTATAAAGGCTCGCTGGGCTTCTCATAAATGGGCAGCTAAAAATAATAAAAAAACTGCTTTATATGACGCTATTAGAAAATATGGTATAGATTTTTTTGAATTAGCAATATTAGAATATTCAGAAGACACAAACTATATTTGCTCTAGGGAAATAGACCTAATAGCTTCCGGTAAATATAAATACAACCTCCATAAAGGAGGCCATATAGGTTTTGATGTTAGAACCAAAGGGCCGAAAGAAACGGCTGAATGGAAAACTAAATTGTCTAAAGCTAGACAAGGAAGAAAACCAGCTTTGGGTATGAAGCACACAGAAGATACCAAGAAACTGTGTGGGGTATACGGAAAACTTAGATGGGATAAATATGGTAGATACCCAAAAGAAGTTTTGGATTATGGGTTTACTGAAGCCAATAAACGGTTTGGTATTAGTAAGACTCATTACTACCGTCTTCGTAAAACGATAGCAGTATAACGAACTGCTATGAATTATTGCAAGCCTAGTGGCACTGTTTCACAATTGGTTGATTCCTCTAGTGGTATTCATCCTCGTCATAGTGCTTTCTATATTAGAGCAATACGTAATGATAACAAAGACCCCCTCACTCAATTCCTAAAAGATTCTCACGTACCGTTCGAGGCTGATGTAATGAAGCCGGACCATACGACAGTGTTCTACTTCCCTGTTAAAGCTCCTGATGGGGCAGTGACACGGGAACAGGTAGGGCCTCGGGAACATTTGGACTTATGGAATGTCTACAATAAACATTGGGCAGAGCATCAAGTAAGTGTCACCGTAACGGTGCCTGAAGAACAGTGGGTAGATACAGCAGCATGGGTGTATGAAAACTTTGACACACTATCGGGTATTAGCTTCTTACCAGAAGATTTAGGCACTTATAAACAAGCACCATATCAAACTTGTACTAAGGAACAGTATGAAGAACTATTAGCTAAGATGCCTAAGGAATTAGATTGGAGCAAGTTTGCAAGCTACGAACAAGATGACAACACTACTTCAGCGCAACAGTTAGCTTGTATTTCAGGGATTTGCGAGCTATAAAAGAAGCAAGCGCGGCGGTTGGTAGCTAGTCCCTTGCAGGACTGACTTACGCATAACCTGTAACAGCGACATAGTTACTTCGGGAGCCTAGTAACCCGTCTACTAAAGGTATAAAAATGCATACTAAAACGCACACCTACATTTGTGATGTTTGTGGTAGTGAAGATGTAATGCTTGATGCTTATGCTGAATGGGATACAGAAATTCAGGACTGGGTACTACGTTCTACATTCGATCAAGCTTATTGTGAGCAGTGTGAAGGTGAATGTACGTTAGAAGAAAAGCCTATTTTTATTAAGGAATGATAATGAACAAATATATGTTGGGTGATAAAGAGGTACGGTTTGTCTACGTCAAGAATGTAGCACGGCCTGTCACTGTAGCGTATGTGTTTGATGACGCAGCTAGCGGCATCCGATATAACTATGCTGAATGTGGTAATAAGGATAAGTTTAATCGCAACATTGGCCGTGCTGTTTCAATGGGCCGACTAGAAGCTAATAAGGGTAGCCACCCAAATGAGTATGCTTCTTATGAAGAGAGCGGTACCAAGTATAATGATATTGCCGCCTATCTATCGGAAGTATTTGATGCTGCTGTAGTAGCAGAAGAGTAAATAATATGGCGATGAATGATAAGTACCCATTTGATTTTGATTTTAAGCATATGCAGAACTGGCAGCTATTCGATACTATAGATAAGGGATTACATCACTTTGATCGCGGGGATCTTATTAGTCTTATTGAAGAGTTAGCTAAACGTTTATCATCGGAGATATATGCCTAAGTATTTAGAACCAGAAGAGCATATGGTATTTGATGTGTATTTTGCTGGGGTGGTGGCTATGAATTTACACCCCGGTATAGGGCGTAGTAATGGGCATGGTACAGCTCCCGCTAAGATGGACTTACAAGAATGCGCAGGACTAGTACTAGATATGATACGAATACGTAGGCATATTCTTAACATGGAAGCGCCAGAATGAATAAGCTAACTCCACTCGTAGACAGTGACTTTCTAATATATCGGATAGGTTTTGCTGTCAAAGATGATGAGCCGCTTGAATACGCACTAGCTACAGCTAAGCAAGCTGTTCATAATATCTGGGAACGGTTTGGTAAAGAGGGCAAGCTATTCCTTACAGGAAAGAATAATTTCCGCGATAAGATAGCTACTATCCAAACATATAAGGGTAATCGTGATCCTGCTAATAAACCTAAGTACTACACAGAACTTCGTGAATACTTAATTAAGTATCAAGGTGCTGAAGTAATAGATGGAATGGAAGCAGAGGATGAAGTAGGTATTCTACAGTACGAGAATAAGGATAAGTCTACATGTATTGTTGGTGTAGACAAGGACCTTGATATGATCCCAGGCTGGCATTATAATCCAGTAAAGGAAACAACTGTTTATATTCCTATAGCAGAAGCAAATGAAACCTTCTGGAAGCAAGTGTTAACGGGCGATAGAGTAGATAACATCCTAGGTATTCCTGGTATGGGGCCTAAGACAGCAGAGAAAGTAGTAGCGCCTTGTAAACAAGAGTGGGTACATTTACAAGATGTAGTATTACAAGAGTATAGAAAGAAGTTTGGTAATGATGCCGAACGACAGATGATAGAAACAGCCAAGTTGATTTGGATATTACGGAAGAGAGGAATTACATTTGACGGAAGTAGCATCGAAACTTGATAAGACTTTTCGAGAAGCAGAAGAACACGGAACATGGGCAGCTTACGCTGTCTGGTGTTTAGGTGATGCAGATACTGGGGATGATGCTTTAGATCAATACCTCACTGATCTATACCGAGCTAATGAACAGGTACATAAAAGAGCCAATCAACTTGCCCTTAGATACGAAATAGAATTCTTTAATGGAATGTAATGGCAAGAAAGAAAGCAACACTAAAGGTAGTAACTAAACCAGTAATGCCTAAGAAATCCAGAGCACGCACACCTCCATTTAAAAACTACGAGCCTTGGACAGAAGCAAAGTTTTGGAGCTTTATACGTAGCGGCTTACGCAGCACTTACAATAAGTGGCCCCCAAAGTGGGAAGTACTTAAAGAGGCTAAGCGCCCCTACACAGGACAAAGTAAGCAACAGAAGTGGGAGTATCTATGTAGCTCCTGTAATAAGTATTACAAACAAAAAGATATTAGCGTTGATCATATTGTACCAGCAGGATCACTTAATAATTTTAGTGACTTAGCTGGATTTGTTGAAAGACTTTTTGTAGATACATCCGGTCTTCAAGTATTATGTACTGAATGTCACCGATTAAAAACCAAGGATGATAAAAATAAAAATGGATGAACAAATCACCCCCTTTGAGGAAGTAGTACACACACATAAGGCAATTATTACCATTATCTCTAATGAGGATACTCCTGAAGTCAGGGTGAAGGTAAGTTGGGAGCCTGATCTAGACGGTAAGAGTATTACAGAGATTGGGTATATTCCAGCCGCTTATGATTTTGTGCAAGAGTACATGCTTCCTGCTATTGAGCAGGCTTTCATGGACTGGGAATCAGACCCTATGATGCTAGCTGATAGCCCAAGTAAGCGCATTAACTAAGGAGAATACTATAAAAATATTAGTATTAGATATTGAAGTAAGCCCCACACTAGCGACCGTGTGGGGGTTGTGGAATCAAAACATTGGCATCAACCAGCTTCTAGGTAATTCAGAAGTATTGTGCTGGGCAGCTAAATGGTGCGGCGATGATACTACTTACTACTCATCTATTTATATGACTTCTAAAAAGAAGATGCTTAAGGAAATCTTTAAACTTCTAGAAGAAGCTGATGCTGTAGTAACTTATAATGGTAAGTCATTTGACTTAAAGATTCTTAACAAAGAATTTGCCTTGCTAGGATGGGATAGACCCTCACCATATAAGAACATTGATATGCTGCAAGTGGTACGTAGTCAGTTTAGATTTACTTCTAACAAGCTAGGATATATTGGTCCTCAGTTTGGACTTGGTAGTAAAACTAAGCATCCCGGCCACGAGCTATGGCTTAACTGTATGAATCCAAAGAGTGCTGAGTATGAGGCTAGTTGGAAGATTATGGAAGAGTACAATATACAAGACGTTATTCTATTAGAATCATTATACACTAAGCTTAAGGGATGGGTACCTAATCATCCTTCACACTCTGCTCTTGAGAATGCCCATGTTTGCCCCAACTGTGGTGGCAATCATTTGCAGAAACGAGGCAAGGCTATAACTACTACATTATCATACCAACGCTGGCAGTGCAAAGATTGTGGTAGTTGGAGTAGAAGCAAGTTAGCAGATAAGGCAGATAGAACACATCAACTAGTGAGTATTCGATAATGGGAATTGTAATTGAAGCAGCACATCGCTTTAAAAAGAAAGCTACTCCTACGATGCCAGTACCGCCAAGTCCGCCAGCTACTCCTCGTATGGCTCAACCAAATAAACTTCGAGAACGAGAGCGTATTCAATTAGCAATAGCAAATCTACATAAATATAAAGGAGGTTAATATCACTACGTTGCTTTATGATCGGTCTATTAAGACTATAGCTGTAGATAGTAAGAATACAGATAGCAGCGGTCAAATGTTTCTTACAGATAAAATTGAACGCTTATCTGATGGGCGTTACTTCCTAGGTAGCGGGCATTTGCTTACTATTAGTAAAGCTAAACGATGGGCAGAAGTACACTTTGAAGAAAGTGAACGTCCTGAGTTTGGAGAAATGTTTACTGATAGTGATGAATTTGGGTTTAGTTGTATCATCATATCTAAAGATGGTAACCGGGTTACAATGATTGATGATGAAATGACCCCTTATGATGTAACCGATGTTATTGTAGGTACTGGCAGTGGTGGGTTAGCCGCGCGTGCTGCGCGACTGGCAGGAGCTAGTATGCAGCGAGCTATTGAGATTGCTATTGTGTGCGATAGTAATAGCGGTGGTCCTGTAGTAATAGAGCAGATTAAGTAATAGATAAAAGAAAAGCCCCACATTTAGTGGGGCTTTTTTATTGCTTATTGTTAAGCCTCTAAGTTAAATTTAGCATAAGAAGTCATTACTGCTATTTTTACAGCTAATGCTGTAGTACCATTATTTCTCCACCACTGAGGCCCCATTAAAGTAGTGCTAGTAGGAAGATCAGTATTAAAGTTTCCAGTAGCAATATCCCCCGTGTTTTCTCTTTGAACTCTCCAATAAATTGTAGATGCTCCAGGAGCGCAATAAACTTCTAGTTTATAAACATCAGTAGAAAGAGTTTGTGCTGGAAAATTTGCTCCAAGTGTAGCCATAGTAGCTGTACCACTAGAATCGTTATGTAAAATACTTAGATTAGCATCGCCAGCTTTAGCAGCAATACCTATACAATCAGTAAATGTATCTGGTTCTACGTTTGAAGGAGCAGCATTTGCTGCTCGAAACCCCATAAACATACGAGAGTTTGCTACTGTTGCTGCATCAGCAACTGCCCCACGTATACCAAATAAAAATCCACCACGTACACAAAGAAGTGAAGATGAAGAACTATACCAAACTTGTGACCCGGCCCCTGTAGCAGAAGTTCCTACATAACGAGTTGATCCAGAAAATAAATCAGTTCCTGCTAAAGTACCAAAAGCAAAAGAACCTGTTGATGAAGTTGGAGTAATTGTTCCTAACGATTGGCTTATAGGTGATCCGGATGCTGTGCCAATAGACCAATAGTGTATATTACCACGAGCAAGTGCGAGAGTAAACACTTGAGGTAAATCATATTGACTTACAGCAGTACCAGCGGAACTTGTTTGAAATGAAGGAACTGCGCCAGCTCCATTATCAGTAAGTACATATCCAGCGGTAGAAGGACTTACTTTTTGCCATGCCGAAGTACCACGAACAAGCATATCACCTCGAGTTGCAGAGCCAATAAAATCCAATATATCAGACAATGAGCACTCTTCTGCTACACCAGCACCAGCAGTTTTTCGTCCTAATACTCTAGAAGTCGTAGTAAGACTTGGCTGAATAATAGGCCCTAGTCCATTATAAGTAATACTTATATTACCACCAGATTGCAGTATTGGCTGACCTTGTAATTCCCATTGTGAACGAGGAGCAAATATAGCAGTCTGCAGTACATCAGTTGTTCCTGAAGCAGTACTAGCGACAGTGTATCCGCCAGCATCTTCTGTAATCGTTATATTACTACCAGCAGAAATCTTTTTACTAAATCCTTGATGTGGGAGATTACTTTGAACAGCAATAAAATCTGTACTAGAAGCCGTTGTTGCAGAAATCACTGGACCAAGAGCATTCTCAGTGATTGTTATATTAGTACCTGCCTGTACTACAGGAATTCTAAATAGGTGTGGAAGCATTGCTTCTATTTCAGCAATAGAAGTACTACTAGTACTACTTGTTATAGTAGCACTAGTAGCTCGCCGTCCGAATACTTGATCGCGTATCCAATCATTTGCCCTATCTTGCGATAGGAAATTCTCAGGATGTACGTGCATTAGGTAATGCTATTTACGTAACCAGTAATGTTAAGAGCACTGCCTGTACCACTAAAGGCTTTAACAACAAGGCCGTTGTTTAGCACCTGTCCTGTCATAATAGGAATAGGTACAGAGTTAGCAGGAATGCTAAGGGATTTAACTGAGTGATTACCAGGATCAGTAGTGCCACCCCACTCGATAGTAAGAGTAGCAGCACTACCTGTTACATTTGATACCCACATGTAGATTTCATCAAAAGATGAGGTACCGCTAACAGCGGTATGAATGGTAGTACCGGGGGTAGCAGTAGCGGCCACAGGAATAGGTTTACCATTAGTACTACCAGAAAGTAAATTACGCGCGTAAGTTGCCATAAAGATTAATATCCAAAAATTTGCGAAGCTAATATAAACGACATATCACCATTGATAATGTCTGTTATTTCTGTTGGGACTGGTCGCCATTCACCATTCCACCTCCAATAATATTGGTTATCTATTGGAGCTTCTTCTATCCCTACATCCCCAGAGAGTGTTGTGGTAATAGTAACATCACCCAGCCCGTCTACTTGAGCACTACCTATTACATCGCCTGCAAGAGTTAGCATAAAGCTAGCTACAGCATAACGAGTAGTAACAGTATTAGTTACTGTATTAGTAGATGTGGCTACTGTTTTATTAGTAGCATCTACAGTAGTTCTAATATCCGCCAATATCTTATTAAGATGCTGACGTTCTACGTCTCTACTTAATGCATTACCAACTTTCCAATCCATTAGTAAGGCCGCATTCTCATAGGTAGAGGTACAGGAATCCTAGCCCCAGTATCCCCCATAAAGCCCCCAGATTGAGGTAGGACGGGGCTGGGTTGATTAGCCGCAGGGTTGGTAGCCATCACCCCCGTAGGCAGCGTAGGAGCCTGTTGGCGGATGCCCCATTCAGGGTGCTGGGAGTGTAGCCAGTCTAGTATAGGATGCTGTCCTGCGGCCCGTGCGGCTTGAAATTCAGGGGTACCGGGCATAGGACCTGTGTAGCCCATAGCCTGTAATCTGTCCCATCCGGGATGATTATTAAGACCTGTATTATTACCCCCAGCGGGGGTATTAGGCGGTTGAAACTGAGCTAGCATTTGCTGGACAGTATCCATATTAGGAGAAGGGTTTAACCATGAAGGCATATTATACCCATTCTGAGGAATAGAAGGAGGTACTACACCTGTGTTAGTAGGCATGTTATTAGCACCAGCAGGGTTGCCATTGTTGGGAATCGTGGGTAGATTTAACTGGGCATTACTCTGCATATTATTGATAGTATTTAAAATATCTTGTGTGGAAAGCATTATTGATTATCCTCTGAATTTAACTGCTCTGCACTAATATGCAGCATGTGGCGGACCGTTTTCCATTTTTGCTTAATTGCTTGACGTTCTTCTGGACTCTTATTTTCTAACTCGTTACGCATGTACGCTCTAATACTGCTATTCGATAAGCTACTAAAGTGGAAATCACCTGTGCGTAAAGCTTTAATAGCTTGCTTACTTACACCCATTGCCTTAAGCTTCTGAGCAATCTCATGCTGCGAAGCACCAGCATCCAGTAAGCCATTGTAAGTATCTTGTAGTTTTGTAAACTTATCATACTCACTAGAACGATATTCAGCCAGTCTACCAATCAAATAATCTTGAGTCATGTTTGGATGATCGTCAAATAGTTGAGCAATGTTCTGGCTATTTTCTTTAACCTGTGTTTTGTAATCATACCCTGTAGAAGTAATCTGCTTGTTAGTTTTGGGATTAGCATCTAGACGGTACATCGTAGCGCCTAAGTATTTCATAGCCATTGACATACCAGAAGCTACATCATTTACTTGTACGTCTGGATTGCTAGGTCGAATAGCTGCAACGCCTCCAGGCAAGAATCCTTCACCTACATCAGTCCAAGCTTTAGTAGTATTATCTTGCCATCCAAGTGTAGCATGAGCTACCTTCAAAAATTCTTCATAAGACTCAGGAAGTATATCACTAGTTAATGGATCAGCCGCTTTCTTATCAGCAAAGGTAGACATAAGAGCATTGGCTATACGGCTACCAATACGAGGAGCAATATAGAGATCTACAAAAGATTTCTTTAAGGCATTAAGATCAAAATCTGTATTTATACCTGCACGTAAAATATCTGTAACAGGACCGATAGGATCAAATTGTGATACGCTAAATAGAATATCTTTATTGTTCTTATCTTTGCCTACCTTTACAAAGTCTTGATTCTGCATATAGTCAGGTAGTAATTTACGTAAAGCTTTAGCTTTTTCAGGATCATCACCAAACACTTGATTACCTAACCAGTTCATTAAGTAAGCCTTTATTGCCCATACAGCAGCATGGCCTAGTAATCTACTAGCCCCTTGCTTAGCCATAATAGCAGCAGCTTCAGATGTAGGTGCATTCTTAGCCATTTCTAACTCTCTAAATCCTTGGCGAACATTAAGTATTTCAGCGCGGAAGGCGCTGTAGATATAAGGAGCTACATAAGTAAGGCCCATACGCTCAGCAGCTTTAACAATAGGTGCTGTACGCTTATAAGTAGTATGAGTATTATTTACAATATCACCAGCTATTCTATCTATCTCGGCCTGAGACTTTTCAATACCAGCTGCTTTATAATAACTAGGTAGTACATAATCAGCTTGATGGAAGAAGTCAGCAACCTTCCACATAACATCCATCATAGCGTAAGCTTCTCTGAAAGCTAAACCAATACTACGCAAATATTCGTAAATTTTATTAGGGGATTTACCCTGCATGTTTTTTACAACATTACGGATATTGTGGTGAAGCTCTCCTTGGATTTCTCCACTGAAAGCACTGTCAGTAACACCTGCACCTACAACACGTTGGCTATCAAGACTAGATTTAGCAGGATCGTACGAGTACTTAATTAGATCAATAGCAGTTTGTAATCCTTTATTAAATGTAGATGGAGAAAAATTACCATTACGTACCATTGATTCTGGGCCACCTACAAAGTTACGAATAAAGCCAAAGGGATTCCAAACAATCTGAGCTACCTTAGCTTTAGAAGCAATACCGGCCCAAGTGTTTACTGCCTTAGTAGCAGCTAAACGAGAGAGAGTTCCTTGATCGCCGTGAGCAGCCATAGCTAAAGCTTGGTCAAATGTAGCAAGGCGCTCCATCTGATCGCTTAGAAGACTATGCATTTTATCGCTTACATAGTGGTTATTAAGTGGGCCATAAGCTTCGCCATTGAGCTTCTTCATTCCCTTGACAGCATCTGTACCTGTAGCATCTGGAGGCTGAATGTGTTCGCCCATCATATTCTGCTTAAGTTCTGTAAGCATCTTATTACGAGCAATAAACTCAGCAGCCTTTGATACGCCTACGAGTAGTCGCTGCTCTGGAGACTTAATTTCCCCCATCAGCTCACGTATCTCAGGGGGAATACTACTACGTTCAATAGTAATTCCCTTATCTATCTTACCGCCACGGAAGTAGTTGGCGATCATACTACCATCTTTATTGAAGGTAAGAATATCGCGTACAATTCCATCAGCAGCTTTGTTTAACTTTTGCTCATCACCATTAATAATATCCCGCTTAGCGCCAAGTTCAGCACGGATTTGATCTAGAGTAAGAGCATTAGGATCTGTGGCAGATCCCCATGCAGAATACATTCTCTTAAGACGTGCTTCTCCCATATTAGCTAGAGTGCTATCTTCAGGGATACGTAGTTGATCCTCTACTAGATACTTAATAGCATTAGTTACACGGGCATAACTAGCTTTCTCAACAGGAGTAAGTTCTTTATTCTTGTTAGCCTTATCCATAATACCCATAAGTCTGCTGGAATACTCTCTACCAGCACCGCCAATGTGAATAGCGTATTGCCGGTGTGAGTAGCGACCTAAGTTATTAATAGCTGTAGTGTAGAACTTCTTTTCTTCAGCAGATAGTGGGCGTTCTTTTATTTGTGCATACCGATCTTTAATAAGATCCCAAGTAATATCATCCATCTGATTACGCAGCTCTAACAGTGCCTTACCAGCATCGCCATATTGACTTACAACAGAATTGAAATTAGCTAGATTCTCTTCATAAGTATTATTCTTCTTATCAAGGGCATCCAGCTTATCCCCTATTTCCTTATTAAGAGCATCGTAGGTCGTACCGCGTTCAGCAGCAAGCTTAGCTAGAGCGTCGGCATATTTACCAGCACTAGCTTCTGCCACCATACGATGTGTAGCAGGGCTATTAAGAGCATTCTCGTAGATGTTACGTGCTACTTCTCCTGTGCCATGCGCGGTAGAAAGTAAACGCATGAGAGAAGTAGGCATCGTATCACCTAAACGATTAAG